TTTGCAGTACAGACGAGTGCGCGCTTTAGCCTTATGCGCTTTGGTACTCACAGTCTCAGGATGTGTGAGTGTTGATCCCTATCGCTGTGGAACTTTAAGTAATTATTGCTCACCTGAGCCACGGATAGAGAGACCAACCCTTACTGAGTTGCAAAACCTTGCTATGCCACGTCAAAAAGCTGTCGTGAGCGTTTATTCTTTTGCAGATCAAACAGGGCAAAGAGCTACAGCCGATAACATGGCTTTATTCAGCACTGCCGTAACCCAGGGGGCAGACAGCTTCCTTATAGATGCACTAATGGCAGCGGGTAATGGTAAGTGGTTTCTCGTTGCAGAACGCGCAAATCTTGATGTTTTGACCAGAGAACGACAGCTTATTATTTCAACACGAAATAATTATGATGGAGAGGGCGCTAATCAGTTAGAGCCTCTGCTATTTTCTGGATTGATCTTGGCTGGTGGCATCATTGGTTACGACACAAACCTTCTGAGTGGCGGCGCAGGGGCGCGTTATTTGGGTATAGGTGCAAGCGCACAGTACCGAGTGGATGAGGTTACAGTGGCTCTGAGGGCCATTCTCGTGCAAACGGGACAGGTGTTGTTGAATGTCATTACCAGCAAGCAGATATATTCAACAGCGACTAATTTTGATACCTTTATATTTACAGAAACTGGCGGTACTGAACTTGTGGAGATTGAAGCAGGAGCCGCCAGAAACGAGACTGCGACCTATGCAGTTAGAAGTGCCATTGAAGCGGCAGTTCTGGAACTGGTGCATCAAGGCATTCAGCAGGATATGTGGGACTACACCCCACAAGGAGTTCAGAATGAGATTACTGATTAAAAGCTGCTTTGTTTACTTGTTTCTTTTGTATTCACTTGCCTATTTCATTTCAGCTAATGCTGCCAACAACAGCATATATCTGACTCAATCTGGCGGCTCGACAGCCCTGACCCTTAATATCGACCAGATAGGCAACTCCAACGTGGTTGGAACCACCAGCGCAAGGGTCTCTCTTACAGGTACTTCGCTTACGGCTGACATAGATCAGATAGGTGACAGCAACACCATTGCGATGACTGCGGCACAGGCTAACTCAACCAGCTTCACTTTGAGAAGCACAGGTGATTCCAATACGCAGACACTAGCCTTGGGTGCGTCCGGTGATGTCCAATCTACCGATTTTGACTTTGCTGCTACTGGCGATTCAAATGTATTGAGCTATACGCAGGGCGCAGCAGCGACGGCAACCAGCGGCAATACAGACATCGTGGTGACCGGAACGAGCAACAATCTGAACATCGTAAGTGAGGTGGTGAGTGGTGTAAATAACTGGGATGTGGACGGCTCAAGTAACGATATAGATACAACTCAGACCGGAAATGCATCAAGTAGCATCACGGCAGACATTACAGGTTCAACCAACAATATCGACATAGACCAGACCCATGCATCTGGATCAACCAGCGGGATTGTTGACATAATAGCTGTGACAACTGGCGGCGTGATTGATATTGATCAATGTGTAAGTGGCTGCTGATATTCCTGCCGATTGTAGCTAACGCTCAAGTTGGATCTATTTCTGAGCTACGCGGTATCGGTGAGGTGCTTCGTGAGGACTCTGATGATTCCTTAGTTGCTGCGTTACAGCTTGGCATAGCCAGCATGGATAATGTCAGAACTGGTAACGGCAGGTTATCCATTACATTCCTGGATGACAGCACTGTAAGCCTGACTGAGCGTTCCAGCATCGTTATTGATGACTTTGTTTTTGACCCTGACCCTTCTCGAAGTCGCTTGGCGCTCAATATGGCCTCCGGTACTGCTCGGTTTCTGACAGGAGCTTTAGGTCGTATTAACCGAGAGAACATCAACATCAGGACTCCTGTGGCGACTATCGCTATTCGAGGTACTGACTTCACTACTCATGTGTCTGAGATTGGCGAAACAATGGTGATCCTTTTGCCGGATGAGAACGGAGAGTCTTCTGGAGAAATTGTAGTTACTTCAATGGCTGGCGAGGTTGTCATGAACGAGCCTTGGCAGGCTACTGCGGTTACGGTATCGGAAACGCCCCCTACGCCACCCGTTCTTCTTCAGAACATGACTTTGAATTTCCTGAATAATTTACTTATCGTAAACCCGCCGGATGAGATACAAGAGGCGGTGGATGAGCAAAGCGGCACAGCCACTAATATTCTGGACGTAGACTTACTCGAAGAAGATGCGTTGGAAGACAATGAATTGGAGGAAGATGCGCTTGAAGAAGACATGGGAAGACTAGACATCGACTTGCTTGCAGCCGATTTCCTTGGTGATCTGCTGGTTCAAGTCTCTGAGTCAAGAAAGCAAGCGAAAGTCTATGAGATGGATGGTGTCGAAATAGAAGGCGTGATTCCTGGTTTTGACCAGCAGTTACAGGTGTACACCTTTACCGATGGGCCTAGTCTCTTTTTTGTAAGAAATGTAGAAAATACGATTGACCTAGAACTAGACAAAGGCTCTCCTTACAAAATTGATATTATGACTGCTGGTGTGAAGATACAGGCAGAAGTAAATGGGGGAGGCGATAATGCGATTTATATTAATCAGTCTAATTAGCTTCTCTGCTTTTGCTGCTAACAACTCTGTGGAAATAGATACCAAAGGGACAAATACCAGTATCTACATTGACCAAATCGGGTCGGGCAATACCGCTCGCGTATGGTGTGGGCTATCAAACGGAACCTATACAACACACACCTGTTCAAGCGCGACCATCGATATTGACCAGAATGGTGATGACAATCTTGCCAAGGCGTATTCTCAGTACACCAATCACACGGCAAATGAATATACAATTAATCAGACCGGCAACGACAATACTGGCTACATAGATGCTGACCAGGACTCAAACGAGATGACGGTTACTCAGACGGGTAACGATAAGCATGGTGAGATATACATGAGTGGCGATGACAACGTGTACACCATTACGCAAACAGGCACAGGCAATCACTACGCCAAATTCTATGCTTTTGGGGATGACAGCACATGGACTGCTACGCAATCAGGTTCTGGAAACCATAATGCCTATGTTAAGAGTTGTGGTAATTGTAACAACAATGATGCGACCATTACCCAGAGCGGTAGTGGCGCGAAAGATGGGGATATTGAGTTCCGCAACAATCCTGCTGACAACTCCACGGTCAACTTAACGCAAAGTGGTGACGGTGCACACGCTGGGAATATTCTTGTGAAACAAGGGGATTACACTGTAAACGCGACTCAGACAGGGGTGAGTGCTAAGGCGTATACGGTAGTATTAGATTGTACTTCTAGCTGTAATAAAACAGTCACTGTGAACCAGTTTGACTAGGGGGCAAGATGCCAAAGAAAAAAAGCAAAGCTAAGTCAAGAGTAAATGAGGCTGGTAACTATACAAAGCCTACTATGAGAAAAAATCTTTTTAATAGGATTAAAGCAGGCACAAAAGGTGGCAAAGCAGGTCAATGGTCGGCTAGAAAAGCTCAAATGCTTGCTAAAGAGTACAAAGCAAAAGGTGGAGGCTATAAATAATGGGAATGAATGTAAAACATTATCTGAAAGACGGTAAGGAATGGACAGGTTCATATCACAAGATGTCTGATGGTGCATTGCATACCAACAAAACACACACTAAAACCAGCAAGCCTATTTTTCATTACGGTGATTTGGGCAAGACTGCTAAGAAAAAAGCTAAGAACAGTTGGCGCAAGTAATGGCTCTCAAGAAATCTCAAAAGTCCCTAAAGTCTTGGACAAAGCAGAAATGGCGTACTAAAAGCGGTAAGCCTTCAGCCAAGACGGGTGAAAGGTACTTACCAAGTGCTGCAATAAAAGCGTTATCTTCTAAAGAGTACGCTGCAACTACTCGAAAAAAACGAGAAGATACTAAGAAGGGCAAAAAAGTCAGCAAACAACCTAAGAAGATAGCCAAAAAAACCCGTAAATACAGGAAGGCTGGAAAGTAATGCCAAAGAAAAAACGAAATTACCGTAAGGAATACGATAATTATCAAGGCAAAGAAGAGCAGAAAAAAAGACGCACTGCTAGGAATGCTAGTCGTGCTTCGATGAAAAAGAAAGGTAGGGTCTCAAAAGGCGATGGCAAGGACGTTCATCACAAAGATGGCAACCCTAAAAACAAGAAGGCCAGCAACCTGAAGGTAACTTCCAAGGCTAAGAACAGATCATTCAAGAGGACTAAAAATGCCCGAAAAAAAGCGTAAAAGCAAAAAAGACCCGCGTTTAGCCAGGGCTGGTGTTGCTGGTTTTAATAAGCCAAAGCGCACTCCTAGTCACCCCAAGAAATCTCACATTGTTGTGGCAAAAGAGGGCGACAAGATTAAGACCATTCGGTTCGGCCAGCAGGGAGTCAAGACCGCTGGCAAACCAAAAGCTGGAGAGTCAGCCAAGCAGAAAGCCAGACGTAAGTCTTTTAAGGCAAGGCATGGCAAGAACATCAAGAAAGGAAAGATGTCTGCCGCTTTTTGGTCAGATAAAATTAAATGGTAGATAGCTTTATTGCAAGGCATAAAATAGCGCAGGTCATTTGGGAAGATGCTTGGGTTGATACAAAGGATGTTACGATGAAAGAAGCAATGGAACTTCTTCCTGTCCTACGATCAACGGTGGGGTATGTTATATCCAAAGACAATGAAGAATGTTTAATTTTATCGACTGATATTTACGAGAAACAGCCTGACGTTATTAATACACCGATGGTCATACCGTGGTCTGCGATCATTCAATGGTGGGAGTATGACGTACATTGAAGGTATTACTTGCTTTGCTGGCTGGATTATTGCTTCTTCGTGTTGTCGATCCTTGGCCTGTAGAAACTCTGAGACTCAAGTATTTTGATGCTCTGCTCACGATTAGCGAGCCAGTTCAAAGCCAGAACATATCCCTTTACAACATAGACGAAGCCGCATTAGCCGAGGGCGGTCAGTGGCCCTGGCCCCGGCAGCAACTTGCAGAGCTTAACCGTTATCTTCTCGATTCAGGGGCAGCGGCAGTTGTGTATTCGGTTTTATTCCCCGAAACAGACCGATTTGGTGGTGATGCTGAGTTTGCTCAGAGCATGAATGAACTACCAACATTTCTTTCAGCAGTAGCTACAACCAGCACAGATCGGCAAGACGGCTGGCACATAGGTGTAGCCACGATAGGACAAGTCAATGAGAGTGCTATCAATTACCCTGGCATCCTGCCAAATGTCGCTGTGTTGCAAGAGGCGGCTATCGGTACGGGCATAGTTAACACGGCCCCAGAGGTCGATGGGCTAGTCAGACGTGTGCCGATGGTGGTGAGGGTTGGGGAGAGCCTGTATCCGGCCCTTGGGCTGGATGTCCTGCGTGGCCTAGCCGGAGACCCCTCCTACCAAGTCAGAGGCTCTGAGACAGGCATAGAAGCGGTTAGAGTGCCTAACTTCGATACCATCAATACTGATGCAGCAGGAAGGGTCTGGGTTGATTGGGGAACCACGTTTGCCCAGCAACCGACAGAAGGTACTATCATCTTTGTCGGTGTGACAGCAGCAGGGGTAACTCCATTAGTACCTACTCCACGGGGGCTGATGTATCCCCACGAAATTCAAGCGACACTTTTCGAGACTTTATTGGCTGGAACCTCACCTGTTCGCCCAGATTGGGCTTTAGGTGGAGAGGTCTTGCTGATATTAGTTATAGGACTGCTCACAGCCTTCTCTGCAAGCCGTTTGCCTGTATTGAGTGTTCCACTAGGAATTGTTGTTGTAGGCGCTCTTACAGCAACAGGATCGGTCTTAGGCTACCTGAGACTTGGTATTCTGGTGGATGCGGCATGGCCTGTTCTTTGCAGCCTTACCATCGGGTCGGTGGGGGTTGGTCAAAGAATGATCTCTGAATATCGACAGAAGTTACAGATAAAAGGGATGTTCGGCACTTATGTCTCCCCAAAATTAGTACAGCAGTTGGTGGATGACCCTTCCCTGATGAGATTAGGTGGTGATACCAAGACATTAAGTTTCCTCTTTTGCGACATCGTTGGCTTCACCCCCATCTCAGAGCATTTCAAGAATAACAACGATCCCCAAGGGTTAGTGACTCTTATCAACAGACTGCTTTCAGCATTGACAGATGTAGTGCTATCGCTGGATGGAACGATAGACAAGTACATGGGCGATTGCGTGATGGCGTTCTGGGGCGCACCAGTTGACTGTGAAGACCATCAAGAACGGGCAGTGACTTGTGCCGCAATGATGTTGGTGGCATTGGAAGAACTGAACAAAGAAATAGAAGCAGAAGGATTGCCCAGGCTAGGCATTGGCATCGGAGTCAACACTGGCCCCTGCGTTATTGGCAATGTCGGGGGAGACAAGCGATTTGACTATTCCGCTATCGGTGATTCGGTGAATGTTGCTGCCAGGTTAGAGTCCAGCACTAGAAAATACGATGATGATGTATTGATCGGAGAGGCTACGGCTCAAGAGGTTCCTGATATGGTTAAGCATCTGGATTCAATCGAAGTGAAGGGCAAGAGCGAGAAACTGAGCGTTTACACGCTGTCTCCTGATGCGATAGCTGCGGCTCGTCTTGCTGAGTATTGGGTTAGTGAAAGAAAATCCTAAAGGGTTGACACTTTTAATTCTTTCTAATTCTGTATTCAAAGTTTTGGGTAGTTGAATTAAGAGAAATCAACTTTGCTCCACATTTGATATGGAAATGAGTTGCCAGTGGTGTTAAAGGGCTTAGTGTGACAACTCTTTGCAAATGTTGTGCTTTTGCGTACTCAAGCACTTCTTTCATTATTTGCTTACCAGCACCTACCCCTTTTTTGTTACTCCAAACGGTATAGGCGATAGCAATGTCTGCATTTTTCTCGTACTTGCTGACTCTACTCATCAAGTCTAATTCACGCACTGTGTGAGGCACATCGTTGGTAAATGCCAAACAAACAACCGCTTGAACTTCATCACCCTGCTTTAGACCATAAATTTGTCTATTAAATGAAGTTCTCCACCTGAGACTTAGCTCAGGTCTCACAGGGTCTTGAGAAACGTCGATGTTGTAGAGTCGTACAAAGTTGCTTTTTTTCTGAAGCCAGCCGAGTGCTTTTTTAACGATTGGAGTCATATTGGAGCTTTTGTATCTTTTTTCTTTAATTTTTTGTGGCTTGTTGGCTTCTTGCCGAATATCCGGTCAAACCCTTCATCAAAACGCTTTTTATCTGCTGGTCTTTGTTTGCTTCCCTTCCCCATTTTTTTCTTTACTCCTCAATTCTCAAGTTTCGTTTTTCTAATTCCCAAGGTTGCAAAGCTCTCAATACTTTAGTCCAGTAGTGCTTCATGTCTGCTGGAAGCTTCTTAGCTAGAATTTTTTTGACAGCAACGATACGGCGTTTTTTTAGGGCGTTTTTATTCATTGTTCTATCTCAATAAGCAAATCTATGTAATGACGAGCTTTTTTCAGGTCATCAACGCCACCTTTGGTTTTATATCGGCAGACATACTTCACAACATTGCCTGCGCCGTAGCCGAGATTATTAAGCTCTATAAACTCAAACGGCTGGATCACTAAGTCTTTGTAATGGTCGCCACCCACTTGTTCATCTAGTGGATCACTCATTTTTTTCCCTTGGATAATAAACTAAAACAAAACTTCCGCATTCTGGGCAGGAAAGATTTGTTTCAACGCAATATTCGTCAGACAATGTTCCATATACTTTCTCAAGGTCGTGATCTCCGCCCCAAATAAGCTCTTCATTACAATGCCAACAATTCATTGTTTCTCCTTTTTTATCCGTCAAAACTGTCACAGGAGTAGCACAGAACCGGCTCATCTTCTGCTGGTTCTTTGCCCGGTTCGGGGTAAAAATGCCCACCACATTCTTCGCAACTCCAGTGGTCAGGCTCGTCAATAATGTTTTCTGGTATATCCCACATGCTTATGCTCTCCTCCAAACTCTTACGCCCTTCGATCCGTTTTCAATAACTGATCTGGCAGTTAGCATCATGCCCTGGGTATTTTTTAAGTAGGACATTCTGTTACTTAAAACCTTGTAAGCCTTGCCTCCAGACATGACTCCTCTAAAAAACACGCTGTCTCCTGACTGTAGTTTTCTCAATACAGCAAAAGGATGCCCTTCGTTAAAGCGAGATGAAGGCAAAGGCACGTTTTTATCAATAGTTGGTAGCTGATTATCCATATTCTTTAGGGGTTAACTCCGGTAATTTTGTCGCAAACCCTTCCTCGCTGACTTGTTTTCTGGTTCTAAAAAACCCTTCATGTTGTGGATACATTTTATGAAACCGTCTAGCGTAGAACGCTCGGTAATTGTTATTTAGCTTAAAGGTAGATTTGCCATCTCCACCCACCGAATCGCACTCCCAGCGTATTCTTTCAAAAATAGCGTTGACCGAGTAGTTCTGAAAACCACGTTTAATTAACTCTTGAGTGAAGTGCACGAACAGGCTCCATACATCAGGATTTTCTCTATGAAACACAGAAACCTGAACGCGCATTTCCTCTAAACGACTTTGTTCAGAACGGGAAGTCATCGTCTAACGGTGGTGCTGCTACTACAGGACGGGACTCAGCGGGAGCCTCTGGTTCTGCGCTGCCATCGAAGAGATGGTCGTACTCTTTTGGATAATAAACATCACCTTGAATACCAAAGTATTTTTCACCTGTTTCCTTAGCGGTGTTCAGCCACGCTGCCAGATTAATTCTTGGCCCCAAATCTGGACTCTGCCCAGACTTTTCCCAAGCATTGTTCCGCATCAAAACAACCAGCGTTTTCAGCATCTCTTCAGTGACAACTATGTGACCCCTGTACGGCGGTTGCTTGTTTTCGGTGTTGGAATTGTCGTTTTTCCACAGGCCACCCTGTTTAGTTTTCGGGTACTTATCAGCCATTCTTTTTCTCCTTCTGCTCTCGCAGTAATTTGTAAAGTTGTTCTTTTTCAAGAACGCGAATTTTGTCCAGACGTTTATTTAACGCCTGTACTTCCTCCTTGAATCCAGCGTTATATAGCTCGACCAAGGTCTTTTTATTGCCGTTGCCGCTCGTAAACTGATCGATCCACCCGGCGACTGTTTCTGGATCGCCTGGTTTTGCTTTTGTGCCTTCCGGGGGCAGCGCAAAATAAAAAATTGTTTTGAAAACAAAATCCATCACTTCCTCAATGTTTTCAGACGTAGCACTAGCTACAAGTTCTTTTTGTTTCAACATGCGTGTCTCCAGAGGTGATGGTTGTTTCGGTTGTGCCTTCGGGGTAGCAGTAGCTTGGTGAGTCTGAGCCTTCACAGTCTGAGCCTTCACAGTCTGTGCATTAGAGCCAGCGTTCACCGTATCCTCACCACCGTAAATGTAGTGTCCGAGGCCAAAAAGAGCTAATGACTTGGTAAGACAACGCATTTTATTGTCAGAGATATCTCTCGCATTAGGCGATGTTATTGCCTGATTTTTGTAATTCATCACAGGAAGCCACATAGATCGCTGGCATTCACCAATGTTCACGTTGCAGTGAACCGTCATGCTCCCATCGGCGTGGGTTTCGTTATCATTAAAAGCAAAGGTAGCCATCGGGTAATGCTCCATGAGTATTCCCCAAGCCCAAGCCCAAGATAAATAGGTTAAGTTGCCTTTCTTATCAGTGTGTTCGTTGCAGTCCACACTGCTGAGTGTGTCCCAGATTTTTTGGTACGTTAATTCCTCGCTCAATTCTTTTCTCCTATGTGAATCGTTCTTGTGCTTTTTTAATGATTATTTCTGTTAGTTCTTTGACACTGAGTTGGTCAAACAAAGTAAAAGGGATTTCGGTTATAAAGTATTCGTTCATCGTTATGACGACTTTTTCGTTCACTAACTTCATGCCAAGATTGGCATTTTTGAACTGCTCTTGTTGCCACAAGCCCAGCATTTTTCGCTCTATTGAATCAGATCCATGAAACTCAACCGTAATCGATTTGTCGAGATCAAATATCGTCATTTTTTTCTACCTGTTGAAACTCAAAGCCACTAAGATTTTTATATTCATCGCTATCCACCGCATTCCACTGCTGGATGAAAAAGATTTTTTCTTTTACCCACCTTAAAACTTTGAACATCCGGTCAGGCCGATAAACAATGTCTTCTCTAATCCATCTAAAAACATAAGATTTTTTGAAATTAATTGCAGTTTCTAAAAGAAGAAGTTTTTTGCACAAAACCAATCCACCAACATTTACATGATCAAATGTCGTCATTAGTCTTCTCCGAATATTTTTTGTACTGACTGCAAAACGGTGCAACTTTGCACCAGTCCTCGCAGCGAACTCGTTTGCCCTGGCGATGTTCAATAACATGCTTGCTGTCCATGCCATTTGTCGGGTCAGCGGCCCATTCGATGGCTTCTTCCATAGAATCCAACAACCTGCTTGCTCTCTTGTGAGTGGAAGACTTCATGACAGCGAACTTCTCAGGGCGCTCCCACATCTCTTCAGATGTGCAGAGGGGAAGCTCCTCACCGATTAGCGAGGAGTAAGAGGCTTCACGATGCAGAGAGATTCTCTCATCAACATATTGAACTGTGTCTTGCCAAGACCAAAGCGGTACAGGAATTTGCATGATAGGCGCATCAGGATAATCAGGCTTACCAACTTCTGAAGCCTTCCAATCTCTAAGCATGGTTAAAATGTAGAGTTCTGAGACTTTAATGTCTTTTGCTCGTTGCAAGAGATATCGATAAGAATTGAGTTGTTTTTCCCACTCTGGTTTAACGCCGCCATTTTTCTTGTTGAGAATTACTCCATAAACTCCTGTTACCTTGTAATCCACCAGAATCGTTGTGCCATCCTCTTTTTCTATTTGAAGGTCTATTGCTCCTGAGACCCTTAAACCGCTGGGATGATCTAAGAAAACACGTTCTTCTGTGATTGCATTGTCGCCAACAGCATTTTCCATTATGTTGTGAAAGCCAGTACCAAGCGCAGAAAAGACCCTGTCTGAGACCGATTCTTCGATCTCATCACGGTGAGTCTTCATTAGCTGTGCGATGCGTGGAGAGTCCAGCCATGCTGTTGGTGTGATGTCAGCACCACCGGATGTGTAACCGTCATGCGCCAGAGCCTTATATATTGGCTCCAATAAGCCAAGATCGTTTGTAACCTTAGCTGGCACGACTGACTCTCCATATTCTCAGATATGGGCCTTTGGAATCAGAATATTTGGCGAGCTTAAACTTGTAATGTGGTCGTTTTTTTGTAAACCTTTGCAGTCTTATGCGACAAGCGTTGTACTTTCTCTCTAATTCACGAGCATTCTTTGCGTCAACGCGAATAGAATCATCAACTTTCATCTCGCTCAGAGGTAACGGCCCAACTGAAACCCGATCACCTAGATTGTTCGGCAGAGGTATGCCGCGCTCTATTTTCATAAAACCTCCATTAAGTTTCATTGTTTCTTGAATGAATGTAGCGAGTATGACACTTACAGAGTTGCAATGCAAAGAGTTTAGATCAACGTCCTTTACCGTCCAGGGACAGCCATACAGTAAAGCTAACAGCAGGAAGCTGGTAACTATTGGTGGTAAGCCTCGATTTATTAAAAGCGCCAAAGCCAGAAGCTATGTAACTGATTTTCAAGCACAATGTCCTAAATTAGACCCTTTTTTAGAGGGAGATTTAGAGGTTTGGATTACTGTTTTTTATCAATCAAGAAGACCAGACCTAGATTGCAGTATTCTATTTGATGCGGCTCAGGGCTATTTGTATAAAAACGATAGACAAATCAAACATCAGCATCTATTCTGGAGACTAGATCGGGAGAATCCCAGGTCGGAGATTTTTATTCGAGAGATAGAAATAAAAAACCCCCACCAATCTCCCGACTGGTGGGGGTTAAAGAACCAGCGAGGAACTGGTGGTGGGATTAGCGACCAAACTAATCTTAAAGACGATTATAAAGAAAATACTTAGAAATAACACTAGCGAGGAGACCAACCGATGATTCAAGATATCGAACTGGCAGTAATGAACTGCTATCAAGACACAAGAATTTTGTGTCCCGCCTGCTCAGATACCAGAAAAAAATCAAAAGAAAAAACTCTGTCCATTAAGATAGATGGCCCCCATAAAATCTACCATTGCTTTCATTGCGATGCGTCAGGCAAATTTTCAGAAAAAAAGATTTCGTCTTCTGATGCTGATTTGCTAGAAGATTTTTTAAGTACAACTTCTTCTTCCAGTAACGTGATCGAAATGCCGCAGGTTACTAGCGATAGAGAACTTCGAGAATTTATGGCCTCTAGGTCTATCTCTGAAGAGACTTACAAACGATATGGGGTTGTGACAGACACCCGCTGGTTCAATAAAACTGAAGGCGAGCAATTAGCCGTGGGTTTTGTATATGGTGATCGAGAGGCTCCAAGCGCAGTAAAGTGGCGTTCTATTAAGGGTAAGGCATTCACTCAAACTGGTGCTGCTAAAACGTTTTACGGGCTAGAGAATCTGCCAGAAGACATGAGTGAGACCCCTTTAGTGATTTGTGAAGGCGAAATCGACGCTTTGAGTTTTGCGTCAATCGGCATACCCGCCGTGAGTGTCCCCAATGGTGCTCCGGCAAAATTTGTGCGTAACGATGATGGAGTTAAATTTGGATACCTCTGGGAATCAAGGAAACTCTTAGAGACCTGTAGCAAAATAATTCTAGCTACCGACCACGATGGGCCAGGAGATATTCTCAAACAAGAGATAGGAAGGCGTGTCGGGTTAGGTAAATGCTGGGAAGTGCGGTTCAGTGCTGAACTAAAAGACTCCAACGCTGTGCTATGTGCCGAGGGGCCAGGGCGTCTAAAAGAGATTATTGAGGCCGCTACCCCCATGCCGCTGGCTGGAGTCTACCGAGCCTCTGATTATAGCGATGAGGTTCACGAACTATATGAGGCCGGTGGAACTGGTAAGGGTCTAAGCACTGGTTTCGATTCTCTTGATGACCTTATTACCATCGCTCCAGGTTTGTATGTGGTCACAGGTTCACCCGGTCATGGTAAATCGGCCTGGATCGATGCAGTCATGGTAAATACAGCAAGGCTTCACGGCATGAGGTGGGCCATCTGTTCGATGGAAAACCCCGTGAAAATCCACATCTTGAAGCTCGCAGCTTTACACACTGGGAAGCCTTTTTTTGAGGGGCCGACTGAGCGAATGAGCAAAGATGAATTGCAAGACGCCATCAAATGGATCAACAATCATTTCTCGTTTCTGGAGAATCGAGATGGTGAGGTTGCAACCTTAAAAAGTATCTTAGATAGAACTGCCTCATCGATCCTTAGACAAGGCACTAGGGGTCTAGTAATTGATCCCTACAATTTCTTGGAGAGTAAGCATGAGAATGAGCATTTAGGGATTTCAGAGATGTTGAGCAGAACTATTCAGTTTTCTCGAAGCCACTCATTGTCCACATTCTTCTGCGCTCACCCAACGAAAATTCCTTACGATTCTCAAGCGCGCCCTCTCGATGGCAACTCGATTTCTGGTTCGGCTAGTTGGCTGGCAAAGGCCGATGTCGGTTGCTCGCTTTTTAGAACATCTGATCCCAACGATCACACACCTATTGTGAATATTTGGAAAGCTCGGTTTCCTTGGGTCGCCAAGAGAGGTCAGCAAAAACTGCAATACGATGTCGCTTCTGGCAGGTTCAGCGATATACCAGAAGAGGATTTTGATTGGGACTTAGACTAATTTTGAAAGCTTGAGTGCTAAGATTTTGAAAGCTTGAGTGCTAAGACTCCAGAATAAAAAAAAGGAGCAATATCCCTAAAAACAAGGGGATATGCTCCCTGTTGAGAGTACAGCAAAAACCTCTACATTTTCTTGAGTTGATCTCTGAGTCCATCTCTAAACTCCTGATCTTTTCGTTTAAGTCTCTGAATCATCTCATGAATTGTCCAAGTTAAATGGTCAATTCGAGAATCTGATACATCCAGTATCGCATGAGCCTTCCGTAGCCTTTCCAAGATTTCCACTGTGGACATTTTGGGGGCTGGTTTTTCTTCTTCTTCACGCCGCTGGGCTTCTTCTAACATGCGGTGGGCTTCCCAAGATTCAGAGTCATCCTCTGTCGCTATTGTTATATCTTCACTCATCTTCACACTCCTGGAGTATCTACGCAGGAACGGTTTTCCCCGTCAGAATTGCGCCCAAAAACAGTACGGCGCACATACTGGCCGGCTGCCTCTCGCTGACCGACATACACGCAGTATTTTCTTCAAAATGCCAGGATATTCGATCTTCGTAGCAGACGATGGCCTCTGAGTTTTTAAGAATGTGCTCCTCGGAGAGTTCGGAAAAAGGAACCTGACCAATGAGAAAGCCGACCTCTTTGGTTGCGTCGTGAGTCACAATCATCATTGGATAGTCCTTCGGGTTGAGGCCACCAGCTTCGAGGCCCGCACAGATATGGTCGCAAAACGCTTGCGCGTTTGAACCGAGTTCTTTTTTACTCATTTTTTCTCTCCCTTTTTTACGGATTTATTTGACGGCAAATTTCCAGCAGTTCTTGCAGCGAGGATGTTTCAACGAATTCCAATTTGAAATCAGGTAAATCGTTCTCGCTGGTCAGTGGGAACTCAGGATTGGAGGTTTTAACTTCTTCTCCGCGATCAAGAAGCGCATGAACAATTAGATACCAAATGGTGGATAGGTGGTCTTCGTTTAGTTCAACCACTCTTAAATCAAGCTCACCACCACTAACCACGGTGGCGAGCGCGTCGAACCCCTCAAGTGAAGCGGTTGTGCCCGTCCCCACTTTGGTTTTGAAGTCGTATTCATCAATGTTCATTGTATTCCCCTTGATTTTCCACTTGTTGAGCTTCTTCTCCAGCGTCATAAATCATCGATATCGCAGTTTGGCTCATTTCTTTCTTAGGACACAATGCAGCGGCAGCAGTAAGGAGATGTAGCCAAGACTCCATCTCATTCATGCCTGTGTCATGACAATGCTTGATAATGGAGTCTGCGTAACCTGGGTTAAAATTAATGTCCAATCCAAAAATCATTTCATTACTCCTGATTGAGCGATTCGGGTGAGTCTTTCAGTAAGACCATTCTGGTCAAACCATTTCTTGGCTTCAGCGTAAGATTCAGCCGTAGGTTGGCCGTCTTCGTTGAGATCAATCAAATTAGCTCCATACTGAAGCACCGCTTGTAAAAGATTCTTTTCTTCATCTTCGATTAACTTCCAGACAAGAATTTGAAGTGCTGTTGGGCCACCGTACTGAGATAAGTCCATACCGGGCAAATCATTGATTGCGCCATCATCTTTTTTGACAAATATATTTCTGTAAGACTCATTGCGACTCTCACCACAAATGTCAACGAAAATGCTCGGCTCGGCATCTTTTGCCCAGCCCGTACCATTGGCTACACCGTCGTCAACTTCTACCAGCACGGCTTCCTCTAGCAAGTCCGGCCATGCGGCAGCATCGAACTCGAAAATCACCGGGTTGCCGCTGGAACTGTCAAAGCTGCCGATTTCTAAACTGGCCTCAACGCCACCAGCGTCAGTGCTGTAGAGGATGTAGTTGTCAGAATTGATGGCGTCGAAGAACCACCTTTCTAGGTTGATTTGAGAGCCTTCAGAACGGGGAAGAGTACCGTTGTTGTTCAGAAGCCCTAGAGATCGGAGATGCTGGCTGCATCTTTTATGTTGGCTACTAATGTAGTCTCGGACAATTTCACGTTGCTGATCATTCATTGGTCGTTTTCCTCGTCTGGTTATCCAGAATTGGAAGAGTACACACTTAATCTGTGCAATGCAACATTTGTACAATGGGACTTTATAGGAGCTTGAGAATGATAGTAGCTTGAGAGCCAGGGCAATTAAGAAAAGCGAGAGCTTGAGAGTAGAAAAGCGAAAGCTTGAGAGTAGAAAAGCGAAAGCTTGAGTGCTAGAGAGTCTGGCGAGTGGGAGCCAGAGAGCCGAAGGGAAGGCAAAAAAAAGCGGGGGATTACCCCCGCTCAAAACATGGGTTGCAGCTATAGCAAGGGCTGAAGCGACTCAGCAATAACGCCAAGCCAGCCCCCAAGAATCAAAACAAAGACCCCCAAACAAAACAGCCAGACGGGGAGCCAAATGCTGCGGTGATCATGACAAGCAATCACCACAACCGCTAAAGCGGTCAGGGCTACGCCCAAATAAAGGCAGATAAGAACGGCGGTTAGAGTGGTGAGCATATTAATTCTCCTCATCAAACAGAAGGCGTTCAGAGTCGCTGAGGCATTCTTGATGAACTCGGAAAGCTCCATCATTAAAATGGCCTAAGTGTCGGGAGTCAGTTTCTGAGTAGACCAAATATGGCGAAATGTCTTCATCTAATGGAATACTATTCCCGCATCTGTCGCATTCTGTCGCCATACATTCAGCGCAAGCGTAGCCGCTATGGGTCTCAGTATCCGCCGGGATTCGATTTACAAACCGCCCAGAACCGAAGGCGGTATTTTCAAAGCAATAAACGCAATTATTGCCCAAGTCTTTTATGGTCATTTGTCAGTCCTCGTTTGATTATCCAAGACCCGCTAGGGTTTCGGCGGGGGAATCACCCCCGCCTCATCAGTTGGAGCTAATCGAACAAAGCAGGCTCAGGGTAAGGCGTAAAGGCCTCATCTAGTGCGCTTATAAGCTCGCTAGGCAGATAGTCGCGGGGGTTGTCATAGCCAAGCCTTACCTCATCAGAGATGACCATATCGCCATCTTTTAGGATATCCCGCACCATGTAGTTATGGATGCCCCAGAATTCTGTAACAACCTCATAGCCTAACGCTCTAATTTTCTGAGCTACTACATCTGTACCGCTGCTATCGTTGTCACCATCGCCCCAGCCGAACTTGGAAAACGCCTCGGCCCAGTGGCCCCCTAAATCTACCACCGCGTTGGACACCTGTAGCTCTCTGGCCGACTCGACAAGGCTCTTAAAAGGCGATGGCCGTTTCTTTTCAATGACGCCCATATCTTTGGCCAGCTGGTTATATTTGACCCATGCAGCTGCCCAATAGCCAAAATTTGAGAACTTATAGCGCGCTAAGTTATCAACCGCCTTTTTTTCCGCGTCATCCATAGCTTGGAGCAATGCAGCCGGGTTCATGACTCCAGCCCCGGCAAGGCTACCATCTCGACATAATCAAGTTTATTGAAGGCTTCGAGATCAAACCCCTTAAAGGATTTTAATAGCTGGTCTCGGTACTTATTGGCGAGCGCCTGACCCCAGATAATGCTTTCTTTAATATCCAAAATATCCTCCACGCTGTAGCGGTCTGGGTCGTCAAATAGCGGGGCCAAGATACACCGCACCGCTAAGTATTTGGCAGTCAAGGACATAGGCGCGCTCGCTGGGTATTCTCTGCCGGAACAGAAGTTGCGGTGCATTTTTTCATAATTTCGCTCTAGGTCATAAATGCGTCTTCTGCCATCTATGTTTTCAGCGGTAAGAGGGTGCAAACGGTCGAAGCCGCTTAATATTAGTTTTTTCTGTTTTGATGTAATCATGGTTCAGTTCCTCATTATTTAAAGTGAAAGTCGCTCGAAACAAATTGGGCCTATGCCCCGTTCAATCGAGATTTTTTGGGTTAGCTCGCGTCCACAGACGCCACAAGCTCCAGTCTTTTTTCCGTACTCTACAAGCTCGCCCTGATGATCTGCGAGAATCTCCCGTAGCCGCTGACAATGTGCCTCAGTGCAATCGCGGGAAGGATGAAACTCACCTTGCGGGGTGATTTTGCCAAAGTAATCAGCGTCTCTGTTGGCTCCGCTTTTAACGTACAGGCAGCCTCGATTCTTCCCAGCGGTTGCAAGGGTTATCGCTATTCCCTCAAATCGAAACGTGGGCCATTGCAAGCCATCAGCTGCCGCCTTCTCTAGCACCTCATACAGGGCGGCAATGTCCAATACTGGCTTCTCAGATTTTGGCAATTCTTGGCGTACTTTATGTTTGCCCTGGGCAACCAACGTCGCTGCTAGAGCTTCCAGAGATTGCTGGCCAGCCAACACTTTGGCAACTGCCGCATCACTGGGCTTCTGCATCACCTCACCAATTACGCCTTGCTTGCTGACGACGAGTTCGATTACTCGATGGTCAATGCTTTCATTAATAACGAGATGCTGACAAAGTACGGGCGAGTGCTGCCCGATTCGATGCAGCCTATCTTCTGCCTGATCCAGCGTTGCAGGTGTCCAGTCTATCTCTGCGAATAAGCAAATAGATGCGCGGGTTAGCGTGATGCCTACCCCGGCGGCTTTCATGCCGCCTATGAATATGTCGGCTCTGGATTCTTGGAAGTCTCGAACGGCTTGGTCACGCTCTTCTGATGAGTGCTTACCGTGTAGCATCACAACGGTTCTCCCCTGAGCTTCGAGACCTTCGGCTAATTTTTCCATCACGTCATGATGATGAGCGAACACTACAACGGGTTCTGTGATGCCTTCTAGATGTTCCAGAACCGCCGGGACTTTATCCAATGCGGTCTGATGGCGTACTTGGCTCATCTCGCTGAACTCCACTGAACCGCCCGATTCGATCATGGTAAGGGCCTCGGTAAGCGCCTCATCGACGCGATCAGCTGACCGCTCGGCTTGTAATGTGTCCTTATACTTATCGGCTGGCAACACGATGACTTGCCGCCGCTTGGCTGGTAGGTCAGTCAGCACCTCGGACTTTTCACGCCGGATCATGATAGAAGTTCGCAGGCGATGCCGGAGTTCGTCTAGGTTGCTACTACCGCTCGCATCGTAGCCCCATCTGCCCTTATGCCCAGCGCAGTATCTGGAGGCAAAACGAATCCAGCCGTTTTTACCTCCGAAGTTGTCAGGGTCGAGGTAGCCGAGAATCGGCTGCAACTCGATCGGGCGGTTAGGAATGGGCGTACCTGTTAAGGCGTAGCGCCTTCGAGCGCGGATCTTAAACGCTTGTTTAGTTCGCGCTGCTTTCGGGTTTTTTAGGTAATGTGATTCGTCAAAGACGACACAGTCCCAAATCCTGCTATTCAGTTGCTCGGAATGTTTCGCCAGTACATCGTAATTGATGATGACGATATCAGGGTTGGCTGGCATCAATTCCTTGCCGCCGTTTACCACGTCAATCCGCCGTGGAATAACCAGCCACTTGGAAAGTTCTCTCGCCCAATTCAACTTGAGGCTGGCGGGTACCACTATAAGCACTGTCCGAAGCTCGCCGGGTATCTTGTTTAACAACGAACAAATTTGAATTGTTTTTCCCAATCCCATCGGGTCTGCTAATAGTGCGCTCTGGCGTTCCTGCAAAGCTTTCACGCCTGCGGATTGGTAAGGGAGATACTGCAAGCCATCAGGGGCGGGGATCTCGTAACCTTCCGGGGCTTTGATTGCGCGTGATGTTTCAAGAGTGGCGGCGGTTGCTTCGGGGTCTTTGTCGCGATCATCGATCACAACGAAATCATCGCCGATCTTAGCAACGCGGAAACCTTCGTTCTTCACCGTTTCTTTGTGAGCGCGCCATAAGTCCCAAAATGCGCCAGTAGGCTCTGCGGTCAGTAATTCGCTGCCCCTGATGCTGCTTGTGGCCCATTTTAGGCCAAGGTCAATTAGGTTTGTCATTTGGTCAATTCCTCATTATTGAAAGTAAACACAAGTTAAGCGGCTGCGCTCACGCTGTACTGATCGCAGTTACGAACTGGGTGCGAGTAGCACTGATGATTCGCGCTGTCATGGTGACGGGTGACGGTGTTAGCGTCGCACCATTGGCTCAATGCTTCGCGGTCTCGAATGTCGATGCCCTTCGCCTTGATGAAGCGGAGCGCGTCGCAATCCTCTTCCAGATACGCGACACCCTTGGAGGTGCTGATATAGCTGAACTGTGAGATATCGTCAGCTATGTCTAGTTCTCGCAGTTCTGCGAGCGGTACAGTGAGCCAGCCGTGGGCTGGGTCGGTAATCCAGTTATAGATTGTTGTCATTTATTTACACTCCGGGTTGATATTTTTGTAGTCAGGGTATGTGCCATCACAAACAAGCTCAGCGTATAGCTCCTGTTCTAACAGAGCGTCCTGATAGCCCATTTCGCCTATCAAAGCTAAAACGGCTATGAAGGCCATAGCAATTAGCGTGTGTCTGATTGTTTTGATGGCTGGCTCGCGCTTTCTGCGGTGATAGGTTTCCACCACTAAAGGCCAGTTAATGAGGTCTTCTGCGGCTTTAACAAAAAGCATCCAGAAGAGCGAGCCAAAACACAAAATCCCAGCGGCTGCCATTCCTGCAACTGCGGTGCTGGAGTTAAAGCCAACCAGAAGTGAGAGAGAGATGATCACCAGTTGCCCAGTAATCATGATAAAAGTTGCTGTGTTACTCATTTGAATTTACCTCAATGTAAGTTAATAACTTTTCTGATAATGCTTTGCTGCAATTGAAAATTTTAGACGCCCATTGCGGGGTCATTTCTTTGTCATCTTTCCAATTAAAGCCAATGGCATCTTCTGCCATATCAGCATAAACTTTGTCGGTTGCAACATCCCTGACGGCGTGCACTTCCCATTGGTCTAGCGGCTCGTTAGCGGTCAGCTTGGCTATGAGTCCCGGCAACCTCTCATCATAGAGGTCGAAGGCTTGCTCGTAACTTATATCAATAGTATCGGCCAAGACTTCAGCCATTGCATCGGGAACTTCCAGCCGATGCTCGATCATTT